GATCGACATCGTTGACGAGCCAGCAGCTACCCGCGGCGGCTTGTTCGATATGACCACCATGGCCGGCCTGCCAGCTCTTACCAGCTGGATTGTGAACACCCACTTTGCGGATCGGGAGCCCCGCGAGGTGGTTGAAAGGATGTGCTCCTTTTTGTCCAAGCATTATGGAAGGGACATTATGGATGAAGTGCTAGCGGGAAAAGCTGGCCAGGATCAGACCACAGCTCCGGCCCCTGCGGCTCCTGCTGGCCTGACTCTGGACGCGGCCAAGCCGTACCTCGAGACATTCGGGGATCGCGGCGCGAAGTGGTTTTTGGAAGGCCGATCGATCACCGAATGCTTTGCCGAGGTGACCACCGAGCTGCGAGCTGAGAATGCCGACCTGTCGGCCAAGGTAGCAGATCTCGAGACTCGACTGGCAGCCGCCACGCGGGCAGCAGCTGGAGAACCAGAGGCACTGTCCTCGGCTCCACGGATCGAGATCAGCGACGAAAAGAAAAGAGCCCTGCAGAAGCAGGAAGAGCTGAAAGCCAAAGGCGGCTCTGCTGTGACGAGCAAGTGGGGCGCAGCCCTGGCTAACTAGTTTCGGCTCTCCAGAGCCAGTTGATTCTACCCATTCCAGAAAGTCTTTGACGGAGCAAACAACATGCCTGATAGTTACCTGACCAGTGCCAATGTGGTGGCCTTCAACAAGGTCGACATGGAGCTTCTTTTGAGCGATGTGCTCGACGAGTCGCCACTCGTGGCAGCGATGGCAGCCCGAACCACTGCCGGTGCCACGTTCGTGTACAACAAAAAGACGGCCAACCCAGCGGTTGGTTTCCGAGCGGTCAACGATGGGGTTGAAAACACCATCGGCACCTACACCACCGTCACCACCACTCTGCGATTCCTCGATGCCAGTTTCGCTGTGGACGAAGCAGCCGCGCTGGTTGATGATCGTGGTGTCGATCACATCATGGGGATCGAGGCGATCTCACACCTTCGCCAGGCGATGGCTGAGATCGAAGAGCAGATTATCTACGGCACCGGCAACCAGGCCGGTGGCTTCGATGGTCTGGCCCAGCAGACGAATTTGAACAACATCGCAGACGCACAGGTGGTGAATGCTGCTGGTACCACTGCGGCTACCGGCTCATCGTGCTGGTTGCTGCGGATGGGTGAGGAAGATCTCCAGCTCGTCTGGGGTGCACAGGGCGTGATCTCGATCGGCGAGCGGACCCGAGTGGAGCGAGCAGGATCGAGCACTGGCCGATTCTGGGCCCTGGCTCACTCGATCCACGGATGGTGCGGTCTCAAGGTCGGTACCGTCAACAGTGCGGTTAGAATCGCTAACCTGACTGCGGACAGTGGCAAAGGACTGACCGACAGCCTGATCAGCCAAGCAATCGAGCGATTCCCAGCTGGCCGAGGCCCAACGGTCTGCGTGATGAATCGGCGATCGCTCGGCCAGCTGCAGCGCAGCCGGACGGCGACCAATCCAACTGGATCACCTGCGCCATTCCCGCAGGAATCCTTTGGCGTGCCCATCATCGTCACCGATCGGATCAGCTCCACTGAGGCCCTGCTGACGTAATGAGCACCCCCTTTGCGGCAGCGGCCCTGCATGCCTATCGGGCACTGCAGGTGGTCCATGGCGTGAACATCACCTACGAGAGGCCATCGGCTACCCAGTCGGTGGCTCTCTCAAAGGTGGTCACTGGCCGATCTGATCACGAGATAACCCAGGATGGGATGGTTATCGAGCAGGTCAAGTCCAGAGATTACCTGGTGCGCGTTGCGGACTTGATACTGGGAGGATCCCAGACGCTGCCGAGGAAGGGGGACAGGATCCAGGAAAGTGGCAAGACCTATGCTGTTCTCACCACTGGGACTGAGGCCCAGTGGAAGTACACCGATCCAAGCCAGGTGATCATCAGGATCCATACCAGGGAGATGTGATGGCAGGCGTGCAGGAGACTCTGGTCAACGATGCAGTGGCTTATATCGACGCTGCAACGTACAGCCAAGCATTCACTCCGCGCAAGCAGCTGGTGCCTGTGTTCGATCGGGACCTGCTGAGTGGATGGGATGTGTCGGTCTATGCTGGCCCGTCATCCAGGGAGAAGCTGGCCAGGTCGGGGAGCCACCTAAAAACCTACAGCATTGGCGTCGTTGTCAGATACAGCGCTGATGTGTCGGCAGCCGAGCAGGAGACGAAGGCTGGCCAGTTCCTGCAGCTGATCGACGAGATCGCCACCAGCCTGGAGACCTTCCGACCAGGTGGCAAGATACCAGACGAGATCGAGACAGATATTCCATTCGATGCGGCCAAAGTCAGTGAGCTCGGGCTGCTGTTTACCACCATCACCATCCGATTCAAAGGATTTTGAACATGGCGCACAAGCTGTCTGAGAATGCCAAGCTTTACCGGAACACTGGGACCAATGCGAGCCCGACCTGGAACGAGATCGCCAACGTCAAAGATCTGACCCTGAGCCTGGACAAAGGCGAGACTGACGTCACAACCAGGGCCAGCAATGGATTCCAGGAATACGTCGATGGAATGATCGATGCCACGATCGACTTCTCGATGCTGTACGATCCAGCGGATCAGGACTTTACCGCACTGGAGGATGCATTCTTCGCAAAGAGTGCTGTGGAATTTGCCGTGATGGACGGCATCATCACCGGTGCTGGATCGACCGGCAACCAGGGGCTGCGCGCGTTCTGCATGGTGAAGAGCTTCACGCTCAACGAAAACCTCGGCGAGGCCATCATGGTGGACGTTTCTTTGCGTCCATGCAAGAATGCGGGTGGCGTTTCAGGGGCGCATGTAGCACCCAGCTGGTACGTCGTCCCATAAACCTGAGGGCCTCCATGAGGATCTTCGAAGATAAGACAGGCCAACCATGGGAGCTCGATCTCACGGTTGGCCACTTCCTGGCGATCAAGTCAGAGCTCGGCCTCAATCTGATGGACAATCCAGAGACCCTGCCATCCAGCGTGGAAAAGATGGTCGGTGTGATCTGGATCACCTGCCACGACCAGGCCAAGGCCAAGGGTCTGGGGCCCGTCGAGTTCGCCAAGCGACTCGATGGCAAGATCCTGAGCCAGGCCTGGGAAAAGTGGATGGCGGAGTACATCGATTTTTTCGTGCACCAGTCCCCGGCCCAGGGTCAGCTGCTGGCCCTGCTGTGGGACGCGAGCAAGAAGGCGGAGCGAGCTCGGGCAGATCTGACGATACAAGCTTCTTCGTCTATCTGTTCAGACTTGCAGGAGTTGCTGGAATCGATCCCAGGGGACTCAAGGCCTGGATGATCCTCGAGATGGCCAACGGTGCGAGGCCAGAGCTTATGCAGGGCGGACGGCGGCGGCGCAAAGGCAAAAACCAGATCGGGCTGACTGGCAGAACGATCTCATCCCTCAAGGTATTTCTGGAGCGGCAGCCGAATGGGACTATCCAAACGTCTGCTGGACATTCGGATCAAGCCAAACAAGGCGAAGCTGAGAGAGATCGAGCGGACGCGGTCCAAGCAGATCCGCAGGGCTGATTCGGCCACGACAAAGACCCTCGATCGATTTGGGGCAATCATCAGGCAGGATGCAAGGAAGCTGATCGGGCAGCCAAGCCGGCCAAGGAAGATCACCAAAAAGATGGTGATGGTTCCTGATGTGAGCCAGAGCGGCAGAACCTACCTGCGGCGCCAGAACATCCTGGTAAGCACCCCACCACCCAAGCCACGACCTCCTGGAAAACCTCCCAAGGATCGTGGCAAGTCCGATTACATGAGCCTCAGGAACATCATTTACAAGACCGATCGGCAGCGATCCAGGGTGCGAATCGGTACGGTCCAGAGCAACGGCAAGACGTACAACGGCAAGACCGTCCCTGACCTCCACGAGTTCGGCGCAACGATCACGGTGCGAATCCGAAGGATCCCAACGATCACCACGATGAATGACCTGAAGAAGAGGACCAACACCACAAGCCGAGGCAAGAAAATCCAGTCTCTGACTAAGGTCAGATCTGGCATGGATATCATCGAGAGCATTGGCGGAACCTCGACCAGGGTCAAGATTCCCAGACGGCCCTACATGCGGCCAGCCTTCCAGCGTCACAAGTCCAAGGCGACGAAGATCTGGAAGGAATACTACCAAGCCACAAGGGGCAGGCGATGAGTGCAGAGCTGGCCGGCCAGGCCTATGTAGAGATGTCGGTGAAGGGCAAAGAGGAATTTGCCAAGGCCTTTGCCGAAATGCAGGCAAGCGTTCGCAACTTTGCTACCAGGCTGGCAGGTGTCAAAGCAGCCCCCAACACATCGGCGCTGAACAAGTTTTTCAAGAGTGCCAAAAAGGAATTTGCCGACCTCACAAAGATCACTCTGAAGTATGGATCGATCGCAGGAGCTGCCATCGGCGGTGCTGCAGTGGCTGGGATGACCAAGGCGATCTTTGCTGCTTCCAACCTGGAGGAGACACTCAACAAATTCAATGTGGTTTTTGGGTCGCAAGCCGAATCGATGCAGCAATGGGGGACTACCTTTGCGAGCCAGATTGGTAGATCTCGCCAGGAGGTCTTGGACTTCTTGGCAATGTCCCAAGGCCAGCTCGTGCCACTAGGCATTGACCCCGCGATGGCAGCCGAGATGAGCAAAACCCTTACGAGCCTAGCCTACGATTTTGCCAGCCTCAACAATGTCAGCGATGCTGAAGCATTCAATGCAGTTCGGACTGCAATGCTCGGCGAAGCTGAGGCCCTCGGCAGGCTGGGGCCAAAGCTGGATGAGGCAGCGGTAAAGGCAGAGCTCCTGGCCAAAGGCCTGAATCCCGAGACAGCCAACCAGGCACAGAAAGCGATGGCTCGATACAACCTGATTCTGCAGGGGTCGACCTTGGCACAGGGCGATGTGATCCGATCTGGAGACTCCTTTGCCAATCGTCTGAAGGCCCTCCAGGCTACGATCAATGACGTATCAGCAACCATCGGGCAAATCTTCATTCCAATTGCTCAGGCTCTTTTGGGATATTTCCGGGAGCTGATCATGAGCATGGGTGTCACAGAGCAATCAGCTGGAGGCCTTGGCGGTGCACTGGGTGGCTTGGGAGACAATGCTTTGCTGGCGAGCAGTGCAGCCGGCTACATCGTCAAAGCTTTTGCTCTGGTGGATACCGGCTTCAACATGCTGATGGGGACCATGCGCCAGCTGATGCTGAACCTCATGGGCCTTTTTAAGCTGATGATCAATAACCCATTGGCTCGAGGTGTCTTTGGCAAAGAGTCGATCGATAACCTGGTCAGCATTGTGGACGAGGTGAGCGCGGCCACCACCAAACTGCAGGAAGAAAACCGCAAGCGAGTCGAAGCTGGCTTCGACACCCTGATGGACCCAAAGGCTGGCGAGAAGGCTGTGGCCGATGTTCAGGCATTCGTTGCCGACCAAAAAGCCAAGTTTGACAAGCAGCGCGAGCAGATCATGGCGGCCCGGGAAGCAGCCAAGGCAGAGACGGCCAAGGCGGCGCAGGATGCGGCTGACGGAGTCGAGAAGTCACAGGACGCAGTCCAGAAGCAGCTGGAAGCTGGCCAGCAGGTGGCACTGACCAACCTCGAGCAGCTGCAGGATCTGAAAGCCGGCCAGCCAGAAGGAGCTGGAGCACCAAAGCCAGCCAAGGAAAAGCCGGCAGTCGATGATTCGGCGGAGCGAGCCAAGGAAATGGATCGCCAGGCGGCCTTGGAGGCCCAGCAGGAGGCAGCGAATAAGACGGTGCAGCTGGCCACACCTCAGGCCCTCGAGGCGACCAGCACAGCGGCCATCGAGAAGTTCAGAGAGAATGCACTGAATCAGCAGCTGGTGATCCAGAGGCAGCAGGCCCAGCTGCTGCAGCAGGTCGTCAAGGTGCTGCGGGATCCAAAGCTTTTACTGACGGAGTTTGGTGTATGAGCGCGTGCTTTGGCCCACGAATCGGGATCAATGGATCCGAGACAATCAACCTGGACAACTTCCGGGTCAACGTCGAGCATTCGATGGTTTATGTGGTCGTGATGACCACAGGGCCAGGGCTCACAGGCAGCAGAGATGCACTGGCCAGAGAGGATCAGGTGCTGCTGGTGCCAGGCGTCCCGGCCCTCGGTGCTGCCAGTGAGATCGCCCCTGGTGCATTCTGCAACCGGCGCAGCCCAGTGGAAATTGGCCAGGGTGTGTGGGAGGTGGAATGCACCTTTGACAACACGGCTCTCAGGCCGAATGAGATGAACCAGGAGCCATGGGATCTCACACCCACCTGGCAGTGGTCGGCAGAAACGATCGAGGTGCCACTGATCTATGATGCACAGGACCCGACCAGGCCCATCCTTAACAGTGCCGGCGAGCAGCTCCCACCGCTCACCACACCAGAGTCAGTGCCAGTGCTCACGATCAGCCGGGCAGAGCTCTATTTCGATCACATCCAAATTCAGTCCTACATGAACCGAGTCAACAGCCAGCCGTTCTGGGGCTGGTCGGCCAACCAGGTATTGTGCTCAGAGATCACCGCGCAGCAGCAGCGGAAAGATACCACCAGATACTGGCAGGTGGAGTACCGGTTCAAGTTCTGGTACAACGGCGGCGAAGGCTGGAGGATCAAGCTGCTGGACGAAGGCACGTACTATTGGACGGGTGGCACCAAAGGAACAGGGACAAGAAGGCCATTTGGTGATGATGCATTCCAGCAGGTGACTGGCAACCTCAACGGATCGGGCGGGATCAATACCAGCCTGAGCACACCGGTGTTCATCACACCTGCATTTAACAGGTACCAATCGGTAGACTTCAATGTCTTAGGCCTTGGGCCATGGAGCTGGGCATAATGGCCAAGCGAGCAGCCGTCCTGACTCCTGAGCTAGCAGCTGCTGTGCAGCGCATGGTACGCGAGCAGGTGACAGCCGTCTCGACACCAACCGAGCGGAGGATGCCGGCCAACGTCGGGGCCAGCTGGCTAATGCGAGCCGAGGAGGACATCGCGGCTGGGAACTATGGGGCGGCCACACCAGCGTTCTCCACTGGCGATGCACAGATCGCATTGAGGAATAAAACCACCGGCCTCCTGGAGCCCCACGAGCCAAACAGCACCCCAGTCTCTGGTCTGGTGTACAACCTCACCGATCGATTCATCAGGGACAACGAATACTTTCTGGCCAGTCGGACTCAGGACGGCACACTAATTGTGCTGGACGTCTATGCTCGGCCAGGATGGGCGATGATTGGGGTGGTTGCAGCGGGTGGGATAACAGGCAGGAATCCAGCTTTTGCATACCCTGGAGTCGGCAATATGCAGCCCTATCTGCTGAATTCCATAGGCCAACTGCAAACGGTGGGGACTCCCATACAGGTGTACAATCTGTCGACTGCCCCAATAGCTGCAGGCCAGTGGGTGCAGGCAAAGCGTGAATGGTATTCTGGCAACTGGTTCCTAGACTTCGAGGCATGCTGAAATGGCAACAAAGCTTGAGCGGGTGACAGTTACGATCTCCAGCGGCGCTGTGGCCAGTGCTGCAGTTTCCATCCCACTGGACAAGACTCCCCAGTCCATTGTCGTACCCTCGGCAATGACTGGCACCAGCCTGCGGTTTGAGGTTTCGGACGATCAAGGAGCCACCTACCGCAAGCTGTACAAAGACGGCACCGAGTACACTGTCACGATCGGGACAGCCGAGGCCAGGCATGTGGCCTTGGATGCAGCCGTTTTTCGTGGCGTGGTCGGTGCCTCCTCCACCAGTCCGACTTTGCTGAAAGTTGTCAGCAATGCATCGCCGAACGAGGCGGCCAATCGGACTCTGCTACTCAACTGCGGAATTAGCTGATGCCCAACAAACACGGCGCTGGCTGCACATGCTGCCAGGAGGACTGCTCGACCTGCAATCGTTTCATCACCAGTGTGGCGGTAACGATCAACAGCGAGACAGTATCCTGGCCAGTCAATCAGTTCATGCACACACTGGCTGGCTGCACCCTGCTGCTGAGGCACTGCAGCGATCCAGTGATCTATGATCTTCTGGACTATTCGGCAGTCACAGCGTATGACGGGCGCAACGGCGATTGTTGGAAACCATTTGCTGATATCGGGCAGGATGCTCACTATGTCCAGCCTCTTTGGCCACAGCGATGCTGCCTAGCAGAGAGCGGCGGTGGGCCAGCCCCAATGTCTCCAGGTGGAGGACCTGGGCCAGTCACCCCAACCGGCTGCATTGTGTGTGGGACCGCATACAAGCAGGAGCCCAGTGAGGAATTCCCAGATGTCGATTGGCCCTGCCAGATGACCGAGTATTACATCACCACCTTCAAGGTGCACGATGTAACAGCTGATATCAAGGTCAAGGTTTGGCATGAGTACAGCGTTTCGATCCGATTCATTCCACCGCTCGCGATGGCCTTTGATGTCTCAAAGGTGACCATGGTCGATGTGCAGCACAAGGTAAGCTTTTCGATCACCGGATACTACAACGACAATTGCCCAAGGGATTATGAATGCACTGTTGCTGCTGCGGATTGCACTGAGCCGGTGAGTGGAGTCTATCCTGACCAAGTACTCGGCAGTTTCTACTGTGAGAATGGATTCCATGGCCAGGATGGACTTCGGCAGTATCGATTCTTCGACTGTGCCACAGACACACCCAACTGGGTCGAAGCAACCACCAGTACATACTGCTTCGATTCCTACATGCAGGAAGCTGGTACATGGCAGGAAGGCTGTACCAAGATGCTAACAATCTGCAGCGGCGGACCAATCAAGCTGATCGGTGGCCGGCTGGCAGTGGTAACCTCGGACCAGGACTGGGAGACAGCCCGACCTGGAGACCCAACCTGTTTCCTGATCAATCCAAAGGACAAGCTTTGGGAGGATGTGAATCAGCTCGGCGACTGGATCGAGTTCAATCTATTCCGCAGAGACACTAATCGGTTCAACACATTCCCATTCGATCGACTGATGTCTGGGACCTACCCAGACCAGCAGTGCGATATCCGAGATCCCATGGACCCCAGGCCAACGATCTGCTTAAGCGGCTGCGGGACTCATAATGTGGGATCAGCTCGTTGGGCGTATGAGGGGGCGGGAGATTACGATGGCGAGGCCAACTGGACATGCACTGGCAGCTACAGTGTGTGCAGCCCCCATCCCGTTCCACTCGTCGAATATCCTCCAACCGCAACCGGGGACGTCGAAGATATCATCTTTGACTTTTCTACCTGCCCAGTTTCGCAATGCACCACCGGCGATGATGCGGTGGTCCCTGCCTGTGGTCTTTGGCTCTCCAGCTGTTGCGAGGGCACCGATCCTGCCACGGTGACGATTCCAACCGGTTGGAATGTCCCTTTCCTGGTCTCAGTCACGATAAACTGCACATGATCGACAGCACCTGTCCGCGATGCGGCTTTGTCCATCGAGCACCGGCACCGGTGACGATCTTTGCATGCTGCCCCTCTGGCCAAGATCCAGTGATCGACACCAGCAGGAAGCAGGTGATTCGAATCGATCAGCCAGCGAGTGCCCAGAGGCACCGAGCCGACCGACCAGGCGATCGGCTGCAGCTCATGATCAAGCACCATTTTGGGATCGACCCAGCCCCCAACTGCACATGCCGGCAACTGCAAAGAGAAATGAATGCTGCTGGATGGAGGATCTGCCTCGAGCAGATTGAGCCACTGGCCGAGAAGCTGGAGGCCAATGCCAAGGAATACAATTGGATGGTGACTGTCGGCGCAGTGCTAAGAGCGGCCAGAACAGGTGCCATCGTCTGGCTGAATCCGCTCGATCCCTGGCGATCGCTGATCCGCGAGGCATGCAAGCGGACCCAGGAGGACTGCCAGACTGCGGACATTGGCCGAGCCGATTGGTGGGGGGCTGAAACCTAATGGAAATCGGAGATCTGCTGAACCCAGAGGAGCAGGGGGAATTTGCCTGGGAGGAAGGGCTTGAGGCAGACACCAACCCATTCCCAAAGGGGCACCCTGCCAGGCGTCAGTGGTTTGTAGGCTACTATCGAGCCAGGAGCGAGGAGGCGGTCCAGGTGGTGCGCAGGAGGCTTGGCCTTGATCCTGAAGAATAGCTGGGCTCTAGATCTGCTGGTTGCGATCGCGGCGGTATTGGCGGCGGTCTTGGTGTCTTGGGCAACCAGCCACCCCATAATTCCTCCTGCCCCTCCCAGTGAGCTGCGGGAATCAGTCGACGATCCTCCACTGCTCGAGGGCAATCGAAGCGACCTCTGGCCAGAGACCAGAGCGGCATTCGTCGCCAAGAATCCGGCCTGTGCAGCGTGTGGAAAGCGGATCGACCTCAACGTCCACCACCTCATTCCGTTTTACCTTCGGCCAGATCTCGAGCTTGTGGAGTCAAACCTCATCACACTTTGCCGAGAGCACCACTTCCGAGTCGGCCACGATCCTGACGGCCCCTGGGAGCCAGAGCGTCCCAGCTGGAGGGCCTACAATCCGCGAGTGATCGAGCATGCCGGCCAGGTGCTGGCAGGTCGGCCAATCCTTAGGTAGCCGCAAAGCCAACCAGATACTCATCTGGATCGAGCCAGACAATCGGCAGCCCAAGCGATCTGGCCATCTCGATCTCGGCAGCCAATCCATCCGAGGCAGCCCAGCCAGGCAGCATGGCGACCACCAACCTGGTGCACCTGCTCAGGATGGCCATATCGTAAGACTCCCAAAAACGGAAATCGGTGGGCAGGCCAACTGCCTCGGCAATCGGATGGCAGTGGCTGATCGGGGAGAAAATGTGATACCCATCCTTCATCAGCTTTCCGGCAATTACGTTCATCTGGTTGAACCGTAGGCAGCGGACAGCCAGATCGGGGTGAGAGTAGGGACCAGCCAGGTAGAACATCACAGATCTCCAATCCAGTGAACGGCCAGAATCAGGACGAGGACGGCGGCGATCCCAACCAGCTCATGCAGCTCCATGGTCACCCCTTCACCGAGTAATACGTCACGAATTTCCCATTGCTCGATGGCACCTGCTTGGCCTCGATCACACCGGCCTGGACCATCGTCTCGAGTATTTTATCGAGATCCTTGGCAGTCCATTTGCAGGCCCTGATTAGAGCCGTTCGGCTGCAGAGCTGCTTTCGCTTGGTCCATTCGTTTACGATCTTGCGGATCCTTTGCCACTTCTGCTGGGCTGGATCGCTGCTTGCCACTTCGTCCTTTGCCACGGCAATGAATCGCTCGGTGCACCAGGTGGCAAAATCGATTCCCCACCTGGCGGCCAGATCATCGATCACTGGGGCCACATGGTCGCGGCTGCAGGCGTAGATCAGAGCTAATCGCCGAGCCTTCTCGATGCATCTGGCCCAAACAGCGTTCTCAGTTTCATCCGTCCCGGCATCCTCAGCCTTGGCGACCAGCTGGCGGAATGCATCGGTGGCTGCCGGCGACTCTGGCACCAGGATGGCATCCGGCCACTGGCTCCCCAGGTTGCCTCCTGGGCTCAGCTTCATCCAGTAATCGGCCAGCTCCAGGATCCCCATGGGTGGGTTGGTCTCCTCGATATCCTCAGACCTGGCTTTCGGTCCTGAGTCGATCACCATCATTCGCGCGGCGAAACCGTCCTGCAGATGGCCCTCCTCGAGGCCAGCCCAGAAGTGCTCTGGCACCGTCATCCCCAGGAAGCTGCAGCAGGGCAGGTACACCTCCTTATTGTTTTTGCTGTCAGCGTAGCTCTTCTGCTTCCACACACCTCCAGCCTCTCCCCAGAGCTCGAGGAGCGCCTCCTGGACCGCATGGAGGTGGGCTCCACCGGTCTGCACCTTGGTCTTGGCAATGAATCGCCCGACTTCATCCCAAAGGTACAGCTTAGAACGGCTGACCAGGAGATCCGAGGCCAGCGCAGAGTCGGATGAAACCTTACCACCGTACAGCTGGCCGGCACCGATCGCGTTAAGTATCTTCTTCACGCAGGTCTGCGGGGCCTGCTTGCCACCACCAGACGGCGCCAGGCAGACGAAATAGAGATTTGAGCGGCTGCCGGCTCGATCCTTACACTTGCCACCGATCAAGGCTCCCTGGAGGGCCACGGCGGCCACCAGAGACAGCACCCGATTCTTTCTAGGGTTCTGGCTGGTGATCCAGTCGGCGACGTCAGAGCAGAATCCTGGCACCTTGAGCAAGTGGGCGGGAAAGTCCCGGCTGTGGCTCTCCTGCTGGGCCTGAGCCATCAGTCCACCGAGGTACACATCCCATCGATCCAGCTCCGTCTGGCTCAGTGGCTCGGCGGATTGCTCGAGTCGAATGGACTCCTCCTCCAGCATCCAGCCCTGTGAGCCCTCGAGCCGGCCAGCATTCTCTGCATGGCGGAGCTTGTGCTCCAGCTCTCGATCGCTCCAAGGCGGCTGGCACCCCTGATTCCAATCGGCCAGGATCTGCCTGGCCCCATCAATTCCAAGTTCGAATCCGGTCACAAGGACGCAAGCCAGGCGGAATGTCACCCCATGGCCATCCTGGCCACTGATCGCGGCTGGGTAGCTCTGAGCGTACAGCCTGGCCCTTTGTTCGGCGTCTGGCCGGCCAGGTTGGTGCGGTCTTGGCTCCTGCCTCGGCAGCGGCGCAGGTCTCGCAGCTGCAGCTGGCTCTGGAGGGATCACCACATCCGTCAGCCAGTCGATTCCGGCCTGGCAGTTCTCCACCTGGTCCACCGATCCCCACTGGTCGCCAGTCACGGTGAAATATCGGCCAGAGCTGTAGATCTCTATCCTGGCACCTGGCTTGCCTGGGATTTGCAGCTTTCGACCCTTGGCGATGTTCGGCCTCCCAAGGCAGAAGATCTTGAGACCTTTGCCACTGGGGCTGACCTCGGTGTAGCTCGGAAGGTGCGCCAGCACATCCTTTGCCCAATCATCGAGCTGCCAGTCAGTGTCCATGCAGTTGTCTAGGTCGACCCCCACGAAGTCATCACCAGGTGCAAAGACGAATCCGCACCCGGTGTACGTTGCCAGATTGCCCTGGAGCACCTGCTGGACAGCCTCAAAGCTGGACCAGTGCGCTGGGTCGGTGGAGCTGGCCATCCGGCCATTCACCTGGTACGGCACCTTGGTGGCCTTGCCATCGCGCTTCTCAAGCTTCCACAGCACCCACTGGTGGGCTGCCCTCATGGCGTGCGGGATCTGCATGGTGTCTCTCTATGATCGAAATAGCTGGGCCTGAACCTGCGCGGTAAGCTTGGCCTCATCGAGATCGATGAGACTGAAATGGCCCCTGGGATGGAATTCAACGTCAACAATTTCTGGAAACTTGCGGCCAGGCGTCCACCTCATCAGGACCCTAGCTGGCTTGGCCACTGCCTCTGGGCATTTCTTCAGAATGTGCCAGGCCTCCCAGCATGATCCTGGGCATGGCACATCACTGCGGCGGCGCCACCATCGCTCGGCCTGCTTCTTGGCTGTTGAATCATGGGGGTGATCCAGGCTAAGAAATTCGCTGAATGCATTGGTGCCCCTCAGCTTGTAGATCACCCTGAGCGATCGCTTTTTGCCAGGCGGCGAATACACCAGGTAGGCTGGATCGCCCAGCACCTCGATCCATTCATCCTCCTTTGATGGCGATCCGTCAGAGAGCACCGGGAGCGTGCTGGCTTTGGCATCGTGCTTGGCTTCTGGCTCTGGCCACTGGTACCCACAGGCTGGGCATTCCCTGGCCTGGATGGCCACGAGCTCCTTACACTTGGGGCATGCCCTAGCCGGTGCTTCACCACCTGAACCAGCGCCCAGGCCCTTGGTCTTTGGAGGCCTGAGGCGATCCACTGGCCCATGGCGTTCGATATTGCCTGCGAAGTCCAGCACCAGGCAATTCTGTTTGCTGGGATGGAGCCTGAATCCTCTGCCAATCATCTGGTAAAGCAGGCCAGGGCTAAGGGTCGGCCTCAGAAGAGCTACACAGTCGATGTTGGGCGCGTCGAATCCTGTGGTGAGCACATCGATATTTATCAGAAACCTGATGGCACCAGCCTTGAAACCGTCCAGGACCTTCTGCCTGGCGGCTGGCTTGGTGGTTCCATCTACATACCCCACGGATGCTGCCCCCACAGCCTTGGCCAAGTGCTCCTCGACAAGTGCAGCATGGCGGCGGCCACAGGTGAAGATGAGCACCGATCGGCGATCGGCTGACCAGCTGAGGAGCTCCTCGACTGCCTGGCGGACCGTCTCTTCCTGAGCAGCGGCGCGGTCCAGCTGCGACTGGATGAATTCGCCACCCCTGGTGCCAACGTCAGCGACCTGCATCAGATTGCCTGGCTCTTTGCTGGTCAGTGGGCAGAGGAAACCCTGCTGGATCAGCTCGAGCAGTGGCACCTCGTAGCAGATTTTGGAAAAGAGCCTGCCCTCCCCAACCACCATGCCATGATCGAGGCGGTATGGTGTGGCTGTCAGCCCGACGAATCGGATCTTCGGATTGATCTTCTGCAGATTGCTGAAGAGCTCAAAGTACATCCCCTCACCATCACCAGGGATCAGGTGAGCTTCGTCGACGATAACCACATCCCTGTGGCCGAGTTGGTAAGCGGCTTTTTGGCGGTACACGGACTGGATCCCAGCCACCACCACATCAGCCAGGTAGTCCCGGCGACCGATCCCAGCCGAGTAAATGCCAGCCTGGAGCCCCGGAATGCAGGCTTCGATCTTCTCAGCATTCTGCTGGAGCAGCTCCTTACGGTGGGCCAGAACCAAGCAGCGGGACTTCCATGCCAGAATATCCCGAGCCATCATGGCGATCGTCAGCGATTTGCCTGCTCCTGTGGGCAGTACCAGGCATGGGTTGCCTGGTTGCTCTCGCATGAATTGCCAGACCGCTTGGACTGCTTGGCTCTGGTACCACCTAGGCTCCATGGTCAGCCCTCCACCTTCACGCGGCAGTGATGGTAGTAAGTGCCGTCTTCGGTGTAATACCTGATTGCATTGCTGTCTAAGTCTTTTTGGCAGCGCATCAGACGGGCAAAAATACCCCACACCAAAGACCCGTTTGGGTTGGTCAACCCAGCAGAAAATTCGCACTGCTCTCCTAGGTCTATATGTATGGGGTGTCGATAGCCTGCACCAACTTCCGATTTTGCTGGCCCCTCGTTTCTGATGACGGCATATCGGAATTCCTGCCACCTGTTTGGATCTAGGCCATCACGAGTGCATTTGAATGGCAAAATCCAACCGGTAACTTCAGCCAGCCGCAGCTCACTCCATGGCTCAATCTCTCCATTGCGAACATACACAAGCTTGCCAACGTCGGCAGCCGTTGCGTCGCGATATGCGTCGCGAATGTCCAGCCATTCGCCTGGCGACATCCTGGGGACAGCGCGTGGCCCTGCCGGATGTTCCGGCTCGGGTGCCTCGGCAGGCGCAAGCCAGTCAACCTTGAAAGCATAGCCGGCAAGAATAACCACTGCCGACTGGTACGATTCGCCAAACTGTTCGACCTGCATTACGGC